TGCTGCTATCACCGTGCGGCTGTCGAAGCGTGCAACGAACAGGTCTTTCACATGTTTGCCTACGAAATGCCACATCACGAGGTTATCGCCGCCTGTGAACGCCACGTCGCACGATGCACGGTCTATGCCGTCTCCTTCCTGTTGTGCATTTTCGTAGAACTTCTCCATATCCTCCATCTTTATCATGTCGTCACCCATCGCCTTGAAGTTCCAGTTTCCTTCAAGGTCGCGCATGCGCTGTTCTTCGCCCTGTTGTGCGAGGTTGGCGACGTATGACGGGTCTGATGATATGAGTTTGATGTTCTCTGCTACGGTGGCACGGACATAGGCGACCGATTTGACGAACATACGTTCCTTGTCGTACCCGAGACGCTCATATTCCTCATTCCACAGTTTGTCGATGATGCCTTGGCATTGCAGATACACCTCGTGCGGCGAGTCGCCCCAATAGATAGTGTCAACGCTGTCGCCCTCCATAAAACAGTAGCGTACTTTGCCGTCGCGCTCCTTTATGGGGTATCCGTCTTCATCTATCCACCAGTCTATGAACTTGCGGAGCCAGGAGTCTGGGTCTGGGTTACACGTTCCCCAAAATCGGTTAGGAATACCGTAAGCATTTCGGTTACAAGTGATTAGATACTTGAACTTCTTATACTCCATGTGGGTAATCTCGTCGACCCCTATGTAGCAGAACTGCTTACCTTGGAATCGCTTGACGAAATCCTCGTAGTTGTCGCCGTAGTAGTTGAATTTGAGATGCCCGCCACGGTAGAAGTTCCATGTCATGTCGGTCAACGACCTGTTGTATGTACCGAACTGAGAATACAGGTTATACGATTCGAGAACAAGTCCATCCAAGTCTGGTTTCTCATTACGAAGAAGAAGACCGTTGAACTGCGGATTTTTGATGTCGTATAGCGTCTGCATAAGCAAAGTCCATGATTTTCCGCCGCCGCGATTTCCGCCACCTATCATAATGTCCACATCTGTCATCAGCATGTGTTCTTGTCCTCCAGCTTGGTCTATGATGGCAAGCGGGTTCGCCTTTTTCCTGTCGGCGTCCCTCATTGACTGCGCGTATTCGTTGGTCATCACTTTATCGCCAGTCACCGTCTTAAATCCTGCGTATTTCTCCACGATTGTCTATTTTCCCGCAAATTTATGCAAATTTTCTGCATAGTAATCAAATATTTGTATATATTTGCACAGTTTATAAACGATTTCATTTATGGATAGAGAAGAACTCAAAACCAAAATCAACGCCGCTCTTGGAAGCACCAAGTTGACGTTGAGCGAACGCACCATCAACGATTTTCTTGATGACGCGCTTGTCGGAATCACCGACGACGATGTCACCGACGATTTCGTCACCCGCAAGGCCAATATGCTCAAAAGCATAGACGGCAATCTTCATTCAGACGTGTCTGAGCAGGTAAAGCAATACAAGGCCAAACAGCAAGAGCCTGAGCCTGTTAAGCAAGAGCCTAATACAGACGACAAGTCCAAAGAACCCGACGACAACGGAGTGTCGAAGGAGATTGAAGAGTTGAAGAAGCGATTGCAGTCCTTCGAGGACGACCGCAAGAAGGCTGACGAAGCCAAGAAGCGCGAGAAGGAACTCGCGGAGTTGAAAGACGCGTTCACTGCGCGTTTTGATGAAGCAGGCGCAAAGGTGAACACCTACATCCTCAAGCAGACGTTGCGCGACTTTGAAGGCGACGGTAGCGTGAGCGACAAAGTGAAGGCCCTTGAGGGCAAATATTACGAGAACCTGAAAGAAGCTGGTTTCGATTATGACAGCCCGATGGCAGGCGGCATCAACGCCAACAAAAGCGGCATCAAGAGCAAGCGTGAAGCCTTCAAGGAGGAGATGCGCAGTCGAGGGATGCTGCCCAAACAAGACAAGTAAAAACAATAAACAAATTAACTATGGCTTTAGGAACATTCAACACTATCGGCAAAGGTTCGGATCAGTTCGGTGGTTCGACCCATGTCTGGGCGAGAGTAGACCGTGTCATTCATGGTGGTCGCAAAATCAACACGACTGGCATGGCTCCTGGCACTGTTATTCCCGCAGGTACTTTGGTGCAGTACACGTACAACAGCGAGTACGTCACCATCCTGACCAGTTCTTCCAGTCTGTCGGCAGGCAATCACTACGGTCTCATCTTCAACGATGTGTGCATTCCCGACAACTGCATCTTCGCTTCTTGCGCCATTGTCACCCACGGAGTAGTCTGGGCTGACGCTATTGACGTAGCCGAGGCACAGCAGCAGTACATGCCCGGTATCGAGTTCATCCGCAACCACATGGGTAACGTTATCTACAGCGTTACCGCTACCGTGAACACGGGTGCTACCCTCAAGGGCTCCGCTGACAACGTGCTTGCAGGCAGCGCTTATCACGCTACCGTAGAGTATGCAGACGGCTACCAGAAGAGTTCTCTCACCGTCACTATGGGCGGTACTGCAATCAGCTCGACTGCCGTCAACTCTGCAAAGACCGAAATCACCGTTCCTTCGGTGACTGGCAACCTTGTTATCACTGTAACGCCGACAACCGTCTAAAAGAAAGGAGAATTAAATTATGTTTACGAGAGATTCAAAATTCTATGACCTTGTAGGTAAGGGCTTGGCCTCTCTGGGTTACACTGGCAACGAGGCTTTGCAGTTGTTCGTCAACGACATGTTCAAGGAGAAGTACGATGCAGAGCGCACCTTTGCAGAAGTAGGTTTCCCCTTGAATCCCGACCTGCCCTTCCGTCCCACCTACGAGCAGATTGAGGCAACCGTACGTCCCTACACGATGGCTGCTTATGTTGACATCGACTCGGACGGCCCCAGCAAGAGCACCGACGGATTGTCGCTCAAGAGCGGCGGTCTGCCCACGTTCAAGCATGAGGTTACTCTCGACCGCAAGATTCTGCGCGAGAAGATGATGTTGGCCGAGGCTATGCGCGGCACCAACAGTGAGATTGACAGCGTAATCGTTAAGTTGCTGTTCAAGGGTCTTGATGACCTGCTCGGCGGTAACTACAACACCATGCTGTATCAGCGCCATCAGGTTGTTTCCAACCTTGGCCGTCTGGTTATTGATGCCAAGAATAACCCCTATGGTCTTCCCATCGAGTTGGACTTCGGCGTCAACGCATCTCACATTTACAAGAGCGACTGGTATTCTGTTGCTGTTGACGGTACTGTATCTGAGGATTCAGCCGTTACCAACGGCACTGTTTCTCCCATCAAGATTCTGCGCGGCATCAAGCGTAAGGCAGAGGTTCTCGACGGCCTCGGTTCGAGCCACTGGGAAATCAGCAAGAACACCTACAACGCACTCATTGAGATGCCTTATTTCCGCGACCTGTACACCATCGCCCTGCGTCCCGACATCGAGGCTGCCAACCGTGCCGCCTTCGGTGCAACCATTGACGATGCTACCTTGTGGAACTTCATCCAGACCCGCATTGGCCGCGTAGAGGTTATCGACGCTGTCGCCACCGTTGAGCGCATCAACCCCACCACTCACAAGACGATGTTCACCACGCTGAACTCGTTCAAGGATGGTGTGTTTGTCCTCGTTCCCGACGGCGAAATCGGTGATGTTCAGTGCGGACGTCCTGTTTACATGGAGACTCCTGGTTCGCGTGTAGCCCTGTACGACGGTGGCCGCACTCTCATCCGTCAAGTCTTCAATGATGAGAACATGATTCAGACCATCAAGTCTGAGGTGACTGGTCTTTGTGTACCCAACAAGACCCGTTGGTTCTACTATGTGTGCGTAGGTACTGGCGCCACCGTGACGAGCACTGCTTCTAACGCAGGCGACATGTCCTACCTTGTAAGCGATTACATCAGCGACGCTGCGTCAAAGGCACAGGGTTCGCTCTAAACTGAGACGCCATGTATAAAGACTGCCCAGCGAACGATTTCGGTCTCAACGGAATGACCCTTTTGGATTATTTCGGAGGTCTCGTCAACGCTCCTGTGTCAGCGGAAGGCATCAGGTCTATTCTTGCGCGCCGTCTCCTTGACCCAACTGACGCGTTTGACGGAGTTACAAAGGAGATTGAACTCGCCACAGCCGACCTGTACAGGTGGATTGCAACATCCCCTTACAGGGTCGGTTCGACG